CGACCGACTAGACCGGGCCAGCGAGTTGAGGCGGCGGGTTTTCTCCCTTTCCCCGCCGCCTCCTCGCTGTGCCGGGCAGGTACGCCGGATGTACCTACCCCCGGTTTCCTCGGGGAAAACGCGGTTTTCGGAAAATCTTCTCAAGCCCCCTTGTCTAGTATTCCGATAGCGGTATACTAGGGGCATGACGCGGGCGAGTGAGACCCGCGAGACACGAAGAACGGGAGACACGAAAATGACCAACGCCGAGTTCAAGAACGCCGCCGAGATCGCCAAGAGCAACGCCGACCTCTCGGGCATCGACACCGCCATCCTCTTCGGATACGGGCTCAAGAGTTTTGGCTCGGTTGCCGCGACGGTCGAGACCGTCGCGGCTGTCATCCGCTGGGATTGCCTGATGCTCAACGGCGAGTTCGACTCGCTGGCTCTCGACAACCTGCACCGCATCTTCCGCCACAAGGTCACAGTGATCTGAGGCAAGTCCCGCCCGGCGGCACGGTGCCGCCGGGCTCACGACCACGAGAGACAAGGGAACGAACGATGAGCGGATTCAAGATCATGGGAATGGCTGAAGAGGGCAAGTGCGAGCACTGCGGCGCGAACTGCCCGAAGCGTCGCGTCGCGGTCATGCCGGTCGATGCTGATGGCTGTCACGGTGACGTTCAGTGCTGGGGCGTGATCTGTGCGAGCAAGGTTCGCAACCACGGCTCGAAGGCGGTTCGTCATCAGTCGGCGATCGTCGCCGAAGCCCAGCGGGCCGACAGCGATCGCGAGTATCATGCCCGCCAGAAAGCCCGTCGGGTTGTCGAGTGCGTGCCGTATGCGATCAATCTGGGCCTCGGCGAGTACCGCATCGAAGACAACGCCAAGAACGCGGCGAACTGCCTGTATCGCATGACCAATCGCTCGATGATCGGCAGCTACTTCGCCGAGAACGCCGCCGGACACATCGTCCGGGTTGACGGCACCGACGCCGCCGACGTTGAGTTCTATGCGGCTCGCGGGTTCGTCCAGATCACCGCGACCGTCACCGCCTGACCACCATCCGCCCGGCGGCAACCTCGCCGCCGGGCTCAACCCCGAGGAAGACTACGATGAACACTGAAGCCAGCCACACCTACCGCTCGCGATACCTCGAAGCCCTCGGGCTCGCGGAGTCGATCGCGATGGCGATCAAGGAACGCCGCTCGACCACGGGCCGCGAGAACTGGGGGCACGTCGGCGATATGGAATACTTGTGCCAGCAACTCCGCGAGATCGAAGACCGTCTCTACCAGAAAGGCGAATATGCTCCCGTCGAAAAAGCCCGATGATTGGATCACTGTCCCCGAGGCTGCCCGGCTCGCTGACGTGACCGAGCGATGGATGCGAGGGCTCATCAAGCGGAATCACGTTGCCGGGATCAAGGTCGGTCGTAACTGGGTTGTGAGCCGAGCCAGTGCTGCCGCCTATGTGCGGAGCGAGACCGAGGGCAGGCCACGAGCCACGAAGCCGAAGCGAGCCGCCCGGCGGAAGCGATAGCGTCACCGCGTTGCCGTCTTCCAGCCTTTCCAGAATCCGAACTCGAAGTCGCGGACGAACCGGCTGCGATCATCGCTGGCGACGTTGCTCTTCGTCGCTGCCGCACGAGCCAACGCATCGACCCGCTCGGCGGTGGGCTTCTCTGCCCCCGAGTTTGCCATGTCGATGGCGGCGATGCCGCCGATGTACATCGCCCCGCTCGGCTTGCCGTTTGGCTTCGGAGCGAGCCCGGTCGCCTGGAGGACGAAGCCGATCCCGGCGACACCGAGGAACACCGCGAGCACGATCTGCCACACCTTCAGTTTCATCGAACCCTCCTTCAAGGAATCAAAGCCTACCCCCGGCGGATACCGGGGGATACGTGAACATCTGCTACGCCGCCGGCTCGGCTGGCGGCTCCTCCTGCCCGGCGGGCGGCTCGTCCAGCCGCAGCGACGGCATGACCTCGACCCCGCTCTGCTCACTGGGGCATATCTGGGGGTCTACGTACCGCTCTTGGAGCCTGGGGTCGGAATGATCGAGCACCTGGGTGGCGGCAGCCGTACCGCCCGCTAGGGCTGCGTAGGAAGCCCGTGTACGCCGCAGCCCATGGAAGCCCCTATACCGCACCCCCGCCAGCCGGCAGAGCAGTTTGAGGCTCGTCCAGAGGCTCCCGCGATGCCGATCCCACGGCCAGACGAGATCCTCGGGCCGGCGGCGTCGGGCTTCGAGGAATCCGGCGAGGTCGGCGGTGAAGTCTCGCTCGATGTCGCGGGTCGATCCTTTCCGGGTCGCGCCTAGAAAAATGACCCGGCGGCGGGCAGTGTCGAGTTCCCCCCAGCGGAGCGACATCAACGCGGTCGCCCGCTCGCCCGTGCAGTACGCCATGTAGATCAGCGTGCTCCACCACCACGCGGAAGGCTGCCCGCCGGTCGTGCCGATTCGGCGGCGAGCCCGGCGGATGAGTGTCGCAACGTCCTCGGCGGTGTAGGCCCGCCCGGTCGGGATGCTCTTGGCGACTTTGATGCGGGGGAGCTCGGGGAACTCGGCGACCCATCGCTTGCGGGCGGCGAGGTTCCACACGGCGGCGATCATCACCTTGTCCTTCTGCACCGATGCCGGCCGGATCGGCTGCCCACGGTAGAGGTGCGTGGCTCGATGCCTCAAGTAGCGGCTGATCGTAAGGTCATCGAAGTCGGCCGTGGTGGGCTCGTGCCCCAAGAACGCACGCAGGCGGTCGAGCAGCATCGCGTAGAGCTGCATCGTCTTGGTGTCGAGATTCCGTAGGTCTCCGTACCGCTCGAAGAGCTCTGCCAGCGTGATCGGTTCCATCGACTCCCTCGCTCATCGGATACGTGGACAGCAGTCCACTATACAACGATTCGACGGGAGCCGCCTCCAGTCGAACATTGCCTAATCCACAGTATCCGCCAGCCGGCCGGGGAGACTCGATCCCCGCGCCGGTCGTGCGGATTCTGCGGGCGGGGCGATGAGGACAGTTTGACTCCCAACTATTTCTACGTACCATTTGGGCATGGTCAGCATGGCGTACAACATCGACGGCGTGGATTACCTCACGGTCTCGGAGGCGGTCGAGTTCATCGGCTGCACCGATGGCTGGGTGCGGGTGCTCTGCCGCGAGGGCAAGCTCGAAAGCCGGATGATGGGCAAACGGCTTCGGCTGGTGGCGAAGCGATCCGCCGCCCACGTCCGCGACACCCTCACGACCAGGGCGACGGGAAAGAAGCATCTCGCCAAGCGGCCCGCCGCCCGGCGGAAAAAAGCGGCCAAGCGGCGGAAGTAGCGTTTTCCCCGCGAAAAACGCCCCTAAAAAAATCTTTTCTCACCCCCTTGCAACCCATCTACCGATAGCCTATAGTACCTCCAGACGCGAGCAAATGAGACTCGCGGAGACGAACGCAAGGGAGACCGGACGATGACCAACAACATGCAAGTCGCAAACACGATCCTCGATCAACTCGGTGGCGGTCGGTTCGCCGCGATGACCGGAGCCAAGTGCTTCGCCGCGATTGAGTCGGGCGTTCGGTTCAAGCTGCCCGCCAAGGCGGGCTGGATCAAGGACGGCATCAACATGGTCACGGTGCGGCTCACCCCGAGCGATACCTACACGGTCGAGTACGGTCGCCTCTGGGGCACCAAGTACACCGTCATCGCCACGAGCGAGAACGTCTACTGCGACACGCTCCAGGCTGACTTCTGCGACGCGACCGGATTGTTCACGAGCCTCTGACCAACCACCCCGCCCGCCGGCACCAGGGCCGGCGGGCTATTATGCTAGGTGCTGAAAGGAACCAACGTCATGGCTAACACAAAAAACAAGGTTACCGCAAAGCGAAAGGTGTTTTTGGAAGCGTTGAAAATCATTAAGGCCCATCAGCGGGATGATGGAATCGACTTTTCCAAAGCAGCGGATGACCTTCAGAAGTTGCTGAACAATGCACCGCACAGCGGATGGCTCGCAGAAGAGTGGGCGATCTGCTCTGCCCTGTGGGCCAGCGAACTGCCGGCGAACTTGCCAGAAATGGATCTTATTCACGAGCACTGCAAGGGAGGCGAAATGTTTCTTGTCGCCTATTTCCTTGGGCTTCGTTCCGCACTTCGTCACCAAGATGTTTTTTGACAGCCGCACACGGTGGGGCCACCCGGCCCGGCGTCCAGTTCCGAAACGGGTGGCACTTTTTGATTCTTCACACGCCAAGGAGGGCACCATGAACACGGGATTCTGGATTGAAGTCGCAATCATGCTGCTGCGAATCTTCGCGGCTGGCATGGCTGGATGAGGGCAACACGATGACCGCTCGAAGAAAAATCCTCTTGCCAGGAATCGATGACAAAGGCGCGGGCCACGAAAGGCTTCGCCTACAGCGACGCGTCTACGGCAACATTCGGTCGCGGCTCCAGATGCACATTCGACGCATCGGATACGCCGCAAACGGAGCCGCTACGCTACTGGAGTGTTTTCTTGGGTGCGATGCCGAAGAACTCGTGCGGCACATTGAGTCGCAAATGCTGCCCGGCATGACGTGGAGCAACTATGCGGCTGATGGATGGCACATCGACCACATCAAGCACCTGAGCGGCTTTGACTTTGACTTCACGCGAGAGCTCAAGGTGGCTTGCCACTACACGAACCTTCAGCCGTTGTGGGCAAAAGACAACATCCGCAAAGGCGGCTCGAACAGGAAAAGTCTTGCGAACTAGGGCTTTTCTTTTCCGGTTGACGAAACTACCGCTAGACCATAGCCTACCTACCGATAGACCATACGGCACGAACGAAAACCCCTTATTTCCCCGACGAAACCGCGAAGAGCAAAACTCGCTTGACGATGCAACCGAGGGGGGTAGGATACGCCCCCTCACCGATGGACGGATGACCAGTACCACACCTCGAAGGGACTCACGACATGGACGCTCACTACCGCGAAGCTGCCGCCGCCGAAGCCGCTGTCGCTGATTTCTACGGCACCGTGTACCGCCCGAAGCCGGGTGACCGCGTGCGGTGCCCGAAAGCCTTCGGCGGTGGCTACCAGCCGGGCGTGGTCGCCGCTCCGCAGGACGGGGCGTACCTCGTCGATACCGCCGAGGGGCGGCTCTTGATGTACCTCGAAGAGCTGGAGCCGATCGCGAACTGAACACAGGAGAGCCGGTGGAACCGGCGACGCCCAGGAAGGGATCGGGCCGCCGACCTAGGACGGGGAAGCGGCTTTTTCAGAACGGAAACGACAGAAACGAAAGGGACTCGACAGATGGTTCAGATTCGCAAAGCCCGCCGCTCGGCTACGAAGTTGCGGCTCCTGTTGCCCGGGCCAAGCGGCAGCGGCAAGACCTGGGGAGGGTTGACGCTCGCGAAGGGGATCGGCGGTCGCACAGTCGTGATCGACACCGAACAGGGGTCGAGCGATATGTACGACGAACTTCATGAGTTCGACGTTGTGGATCTCAGCCCGCCGTTTACGCCCGAGCGGTACATCGAGTGCATCACCGCCTGCGAGGAAGCAGGCTACGACATCATCATCGTGGACAGCATCACCCACGAATGGAACGGAAAGGGCGGATGCCTTGAGCTCGTGGACGAGATCGCGAGGGCGAAGTTCAAGGGTAATACGTGGTCAGCATATTCCGAGATCACCCCGCGACACCGGGCTTTCATCGACGCGATGCTGCGGTCGAAGGCTCACATCATCGCCACGGCGCGGGCGAAAACCGAGACCGCCCAGGTCGATGAAGGTGGACGCAAGCGGGTGGTGAAGCTCGGCATGGCTGCCGAAACGCGGCAAGGGGTCGAGTTCGAGTTCGACGTTGTGCTCGACCTCGTGCATGACGGGCACTTCGCCACGGTCAGCAAGGATCGTACAGGCGTGTTCTCGGGCGATCCCAAGCCCATTACGGTCGAGACCGGCAGACGGCTCGCCGAGTGGCTCGCGGGCGGCACGCCGGTCGCGACGCCGCCCAGTGAGAAGGCGACGCAGGCCGCCGCCTTCATCGCCAAGGCGACCACCGACGCGGATCTCCGCAAGGCGACCCGAGCCATCGACGGGTACGTGGCTGCCGGGCAGTTGACCGGCGACGAGTGGTCGAGGCTGACCGACCAGATCAACGAGCGGCTCGCCGCTATCGAGACCACGGCGGGCGAGCCCGCTGCGACTGAGTGAACGAACGGAACGACACCCCTACGGAAAGGACGTGAGAGATGGATTTCATGATTGACGAAGAGCCGACCGAGACCGTGACCCGCGAGCGGGCGATTGTCCCCGCCGGGCGGCACGAGATGTTCGTGAAACTGTGCGAGGAAGGCACGAACGAGTACAAGCGGCACGAGACCAACCCGGATGGGAAGTGCCTCAAGCTGCGGCTCGCGACGGTCGAGGGCGACTACAAGTTCGTCTTCGACGATATCCCGCATCACCTCGGGTGGCGGGCCGCGAACCTCGCCGACGCCCTGGGCATCAAGCCGGTCGATGGTCGCCTCTCGCTCAAGCCGAGCGACATCGAGGGGCAGACGCTCGTGGTGGAGATCAGCCACTACACGTCGAAGGCGGGGAAGACCTCGGCGGTCGTGAAGCGGTACGTGCCGCTCAACGTCGCCGCGAAGCCGCCCGCGATTAAGGCGACGCCGAAGCCGCCGCCTGCGGATCGCCTGCCGGGTGACGACATCCCGTTCTGATTCAGCGGCACGCGGTTGCCCTAGTGGCTGCGATGCCACATCCGCCGCCATCGCACTCCAGAGGCGTCGTATCAGTGCAGTCGAGGCTGCGGTTTCCTCCCTTGTTACGCGGTGACTCGACCGACCGCCGCACGTTACGCGGCAAATACACCCCAAGGAAAGGAAGCCATGACCGCATCGAGCCACAACGCCGCAGCCGTCGCCGCCGTCATCCGGCGAGCGTTGACCCAAGACGAGGACACGCCATCGGAGGAGCGGCTTTCGTTCCGCGTGCTGGCGGAGGCAGCGTTGCCGCTGCTTGAGCAGATGGCTCGCGAAGAGGATCTCGCATGACCAGCGTCAACCCCGGCACCGCCCCGATCCTGCGGCTGAAGTCGCTCGCCGATCGCCTCGTCGCGATCGAAGCGGAGAAGCGGCAGCGAGGGGACTTCGACTACGTGACGCTGGTGCCCGAGGCCGCTGCCGCGTTGCGTGAGCTGGCGGCGATCAAGTTCGAGGCGTGGAAGGTAGAGAACCCGGAGGGTGAACGGTACTTGCCGCCGAAGCGGTGGAGGGGGGACTGACCATGATTGCAGCATCTGACCGATACACAGCGTTTCTCGAAACGAAGCAGCAACTCGACGGCGACCACGGGTTCACGCCCGACTTCCTGCCGGGATGGCTCTTCGACTACCAGCGACATCTGATCGAGTGGGCTTGTCGCAAGGGTCGCTCGGCGATCTTCGCCGACTGCGGCATGGGCAAGACCCCGATGCAGTTGGTGTGGGCCGAGAACATCCGCCAGCAGACCGGCAAGCCCGTGCTGATCGCCACCCCTCTCGCGGTCAGCTACCAGACCGTCGAAGAGGCGAAGCGGTTTGGAATCGAGGCGGTGCGGTCAACGGGCGGCAAGCCCGAGGCGGGCATCGTGGTGACGAACTACGAGCGGCTGCACAACTTCGACCAGGGCGACTACGGCGGCATGGTCTGCGACGAGTCGAGCATCCTCAAGAACTTCGACGGCTCGACCAAGGCTCTCGTCACTGAGTTCATGCGGCTGATCCCGTACCGCCTGCTCTGCACCGCGACCGCCGCACCGAACGACTACCACGAGCTCGGCACGTCCAGCGAAGCCCTCGGATATCTCGGCTATCAAGACATGCTCTCGCGGTTCTTCAAGGAGGATGTCATCAAGGACTACCTCGGCTGGGGTCGCAAGAGCTACCGCTTTCGCGGTCACGCAGAGGAGCCGTTCTGGCGGTGGGTCTGCTCGTGGGCTCGGGCGTGCCGCAAGCCCTCCGACCTGGGCTTCGATGACGGGAAACTCGTGCTGCCGCCGCTCCGCGAGCACGAGCACGTCGTGCATAGCAGCAAGACGCGGGCCGGGATGCTGTTCTCCCTGCCGGCTGACACCTTGCAAGAGCAACGCGAAGAGCGACGAATCACGCTCGAAGACCGCTGCGAGGCTGCGGCCGGGCTCGTGGCATCGCACTCTGGATCGTCGGTCGTGTGGTGCCATCTGAATGACGAGGGGGATCTTCTGGAGCGGATCATCCCCGACTGCCGGCAAGTGAGTGGGTCGCAGAGCGAAGACGAGAAAGAAGAGCTCCTACTCGCGTTTCAAGCGGGGCAACTGAAGCGGCTCGTGACCAAGCCGAAGATCGGTTGTTTCGGGTTGAACTGGCAGCACTGCCACAACGTCGTGACGTTCGCTTCCCACTCGTGGGAGCAGTACTACCAAGCCGTGCGTCGGTGCTGGCGGTTCGGACAGACGCAGCCCGTGGATGTGCATGTCATCGCCACCGAGGGCGAGGTCGGCGTGCTCGCGAATCTGCGACGCAAGGCGAATGCCGCCGATCGGATGTTTGAGTCACTCGTTCGGCACATGGGCAACGCCCTGGCCGTCGATCACCGCAGGACGTTTCCCCATAGTGAAAGGATTCCGAAATGGCTGTCAGCGAGCAAGTAATCACCGACGACTACGCGATCTACAACGGCGACTGCTGCGAGGTGCTTCAGAGCATTCCCGACGAGTCGGTGCATCTCTCGATCTACTCGCCGCCGTTCGCGGCGGATGGTGCGGGATGCCTGTACCACTACTCCAGTTCCGAGCGTGACCTCTCGAACTGCCGTAGTCACCAAGAGTTCTTCGACCACTACGCGTTCGTGGTCGGCGAGATACATCGCGTGACGATGCCGGGCCGGTTGTCGGCGGTGCATTGCATGGACATCCCGAGGAAGACCTCGCCCGGCGGGCTTGTGGATTTTCCCGGTGAGATCATCCGCCTGCACGAGTCGCTCGGCTGGCGGTTCTGGTGCCGTCACTTCATTTGGAAGGAGCCGCTCGGTGTCCGCAACCGCACGATGGCGAAGGGACTCGCCCACAAGCAAGTCGTGACCGACGCGAGCCTGTGCGACGTGGCATCTGCGGATTGCCTGTTGCTCTTCCGCAAGGACGGGGAGAACCCGGTGCCGGTCGCGAACCCGAACGGGCTGCTGGAGTACGCGGGCGAGCGTGAGATCCCGGCCGAGTTGCTCACCTATCGCGGGCACAAGGGCAAGCAGATCGAGAACCGCTACTCACACTGGATCTGGCGGCAGTACGCGTCGGCATTCTGGGATGACATCCGATTGGAGCGGACGCTGCCCTACAAGCAGGCCCGCGAGGACGATGACGAGCGGCACATGCACCCGCTGCAACTCGACGTGATCGAGCGGATCGTGCAACTGCGGAGCCTGCCCGGCGAGACGGTGCTCACGCCTTTCATGGGCGTCGGGAGTGAGGCATACGGGGCGGTGCTCAACGGTCGCAAGGCGATCGGCGTGGAGCTCAAGCCCGCCTACTACCGGCAGGCTGTCACGAACTTGGAAGAAGCGGCGAAGGGGCGGAAGACCGAGGCGACCCTCTTCGACGCGGAGGCCGTGGCATGAACTGGCTCCTCTCCATCTTCCGTCCCCGACCTTCCCGCGATCTGCGGCAGCTCGCCGAGTCGCTGGAGGCTGAGAACGACCGGCTCCGCGAGGAGAACCGCCGGCTGCACACGCTCTGCCGGGCGTTGCGTGATGTGAACGAACACCTCGACAAGCGACTGCTCGCGGAGGAGACGCGATGACCACCTTCACAGAACTCGCCGAGCACTACCTCGCGGGCCGCAACGTCTCGCCACCCTACGGGCGTCACGTTCGTGCCATCGCGGCGCGGGCCGGCACCATCGGCAGCGACAAGTTGAACCGCTACCTCGCGCGCCGCCTGGAGCAAGTCAGCGGCATCACCGCCCGCAACGAGCGGACGATCCTGCTCTCGGTCTGGTGCCACGCGTACCACTCGGGCAGGGTCGAGGAAGCCCCTCGCGGGATCGGCAAACTGCGAGCCCGGCGGAAGCCCACAAAAGCGTGGACGGTGCCACAACTGAAGACGCTGGTCGATGCGACGCGAAAGCACGACGGTCGCCGGCTCCGCAGCGGGGCGGATCGCGGGGCGTTCCTGAGAGCGTGGGTGCTGCTGGGCTACGAATGCGGAGCCCGCATGGGCGATCTGTTCGGGTTCCGCCGCGAGCACATCGACGGCGACTCGCTCGCGTGGACGCAGGCGAAGACGGGCGAGCCGATCACGCGGGTGCTCACGCCAGCTTGCCTGGACGCGATCGACGCGATGCTCGCGAAGTCGCCCGACGGCACGATCCTCGGGTGGGCCTGCGGTAAGCGGCAAGCGTGCCGGCTGATGCGGGAGTTGCTAGACGATCTCGGCATCGGCGGCACCTCGAAGTGGCTGAGACGCTCGGGGGCGACTCACTGCGAGATGGAGCAGGCGGGCAGCGGACGGCTGCACCTGGGGCATCGGTCGCCCGCACTTTTCGAGCAGGCGTACTGCGATTGGTCGCAGTTGAGGACGAAGACGCCGAGGACACCGGCACTGGTTTGAGGTGATGAATGAAAGATGACAGCAGCTTCATTCGCGACTTGGACGAAAGCCGCGACGCCGTGAACGAGTTCGCGGCGAAAGCTCGGGCTCGTGGCGTGCAAGTCTGGCTTCCGCCGGAAGTGGTGCGGCCCGACGCTTCGCTGCGGCGTCAGTACGCGGACGATGGCGACTTGATGATTCAAGCCCGCATTGAACACAAGGTGCGAACGAATCTGTCGTGGACGTGCCGCAGTGACTACCGATACCCGACGGTCATCGTGGACGAGGTCTACAAGGAAGACGCTAAAGCGGATCGTGCCGTGCTCATGTATGTGATCGAGGATCAAACGCGGCAGCACGCGGCGGTCGTGTACGGATGGACGCGTGACAAGTGGGGTATCGAAGAGATGCACGACCCGATCCAGAAGCGGACTTGTCGCTTCTACACGGTGGACAAGTCGCTCGTGCGGTTTTGTGGAATCGAAGAGGTTTTTTGATTTGGCATGAGTCGGCGTCTTGTTGACGTTCGACGAAGAGTGATGGATTTCAATGAAAGGAGGCCGCGATGCGGCTGCTCAAGACAGAGAACCGGAAGATCGGCGTTGATGAACTCAATATCTCTGACGCTTACCAGCGGACTCTCGTTCCAGCACGCGTAAACAGAATCGCGAAGAACCTCGACCAAGATGCCTTCGGGTCGCTCACTGTCGGGCAGAGACGAGACGGAACCCACTGGGTTGTGGACGGGATGCAGCGGCTCACTGCTGCCCGCAAGCTCGGGATTGCTATGGTGCCGTGCGATGTTTTTCAGTCTGACGGCCAAGAGCACGAGGCGCGGGTGTTTCGGCTGAAGAATCGCGAGCGTACTAACGTGTCGGCGTGCGCTTTATTTCGGGCTCAGTTAACTGAGGGGGATGCGCAGACAATCCGCATTTCTGAAGTTGTCAGGGAAGCCGGCCTCAAGCTCTCACTGCGAGACGAGGGAAGCCACTACCCATACATCAAGGCCGTCAAGGCATTAGAGCGGTCATACGTCCGCGTCGGAGGCGAAGGGCTGCTGAATGCCCTTGGGATCATCACTGAGGCTTGGCCTGGAGAGAGCGGCTCTCTGGCTGGCGACATGATCGACGGCATGTGCTGGTTCATAAAAAAGAACTCGCCGTTCGATCGTGACCGTCTTGTTTCTCGGCTATCCAAGAAGTCGGTCAGCAGCGTCATACGGGCTGCCGACGCCAATCTAAAGCTCGGCAGGGATCGAGACAGTTCGTCTTACGGCCGGTCGATGGCGACCTACGACGCGATCTCGCTCATCTACCACAAGGGCATGAGGCGGAAGCGTTCCGCCGCAGTCTGATCGACGCCGCCCCCGTGATAGGCACGACGCCGCTTCGACGCGGCGGGGCGGAATGGAAAGGAGGCAGGGATGTCTCGCGAACAAGTTCTGACATGCGGCGAGTACGCCACCGAGCCTGACGCCGTGGCGTCGCTGCTTGCGATCGTCAACCCGGCACACTGGCTCGTCATGCAGGAAGTGAACGGATGGATGCTGCACCCCAGGCTCGACACCGTCGCCAGCGGTCGCCCGCGAATCGACGTGCTGCTCCAGCCGACGCGGGCATTGATAGAGCACGGGTGGCGGTGGGGCATCGTTGGAATCGAGTGCAAGAAGTCGGCGACCAAGGTCGGCCGTGTCGTGTCGCAAGCGATGGACTACACGCGATGCGTCTGGGATACACCGAACGGCTTCGCGGTGATGTCGCGGTTCGTGTTCATTTGGCCGTGCGAACCGCCGAAGAACGACCTCGAATCAGTGATGGTGCAGCATCGGATCGGGGTCGCACATTCGCGAGGCCGTGACGCCGAGCGGCTGTCGCTCTGGTTCAACGGAACCATTGCCTACGCGGACAACGGCGACGCCGATCCTCGGGTAGCGATTGGTCTACGCGGCGGCAGCAAACAAGGGAGTAGATGAGCATGGACGCTCTCGACCAGTGCATTGATTTTCTCGGCTGCATCTTCGAGCCCGAAGATGTGATCGAGTTTCGCCCGCTCCCGCCGTCGGCGGGCCGGCGGTGGTCTACGCTTGCCGAGCTCCCCGACATCGTGGAGTGGCTGCACGGGCTGAACACCGAGCAGCTACGCGTTCACGCGTACTTCGGAGCCAACCCGAGGAAGGCGAAGGGGCAGAGTCAGGCCGAGGGCGTCGCCCTGGCCCGGTGCCTGTTCGCCGACTTCGACGGTGGCGTGATCCTCGAAGACGCCTACGCCCGCATCAAGGCGGCCGGGCTGCCTTGGCCGACCGCGATCCTCGAAAGCGGCGGCGGGGTTCATGCGTGGTGGCGGCTCGATGAGCCGATGACCGACGCGAACGCGTGGCACGAGCGGATGAAGGCGATCGCTTCGGCCCTCGGCAGCGACTCGTCCATCTGCGATTGGCCCCGGATCATGCGACTGCCGGGCTTCGTGAACTGGAAGCACGAGCAACGTCCGCTCGCGGTGCTCTCGGACTGCGATGCGACCCGGATCTACTCGCTCGATCGGTTCCGCAAGACGGCATCGCAGAGCGTGGTCGTGCAGCCCAAGAGCATGAGCGACCTCACGAGGCGGTTCCTCGAAGAAGGATTCACGCTCCCCGCCGGCCGACGGCAGACGATGTTCACGGTCGCCTGTGATATGGCGGCTCGCGGCTGGGGCGTGCAGGAAACGATCTCGACCATCATGGAGCGGATGCGTCGCGTCGGGCTCCGGGGCGACGATCTCGAAGACTGCCCGCGTCAGATCGCCAACGCGTGGAAGCGGCCCCGGCTGCCGATCCTCGGGCAAGCCGAGGAAGCGGTGCCGGTGGCGGATGCCAGCGAAGAGACGAAGACGCCGACGCTGGTCGATGCGATTGAGGCGTGGATCAAACAGGAAGAGACGCCCGCGATCCCGACGGGCATCGCCTCGATCGACAAGCTCTTCGATGGCGGGTTGCCTCTCGGGCAGATGACCGCCGTCGCGGCGGCCCCCGGCGTCGGGAAGTCGGCCCTCGCGATGCAGTTGGCGATCGACTGCCTGGAGCAGAACCCAGGCATGATCGCGGTCTGGTGCCTCGGGGAGATGACGCGGGCCGCCCTCGGGGCCAGGGCGATCACCACGTTCGGCGGGCGGGAAAACTCGCTCACCCTGCAAGACGTGATTCACAAGCAAGGCAACGCCCGCAAGCTCGCGGTCGATCTGTCGAACAAGGTCGGCGATCGGCTCAAGTTGGTTGAGGCTCCGCTGCTCATGGACAAGATCGAGCAGTGCATCAACAAGGATAAGCCCGCCCTGTTGATCGTGGACTACCTCCAACTCATCCGGGCGAATCGGCACTTTCAAGACAAGACCGGCGAGATCAATGAGTGCTTGCTCAAGCTCCGCGAACTGACCACGACCCGGAACATGGCAACGCTGCTGGTCACGAACATCGCGAAGGGCTGCGACGCGAACACCGAGATCGGCAACATCGGCAAAGGCTCCAACCAGATCGACTACGACTGCGACAACTTCCTCTTCGGGCACCGCACCGGGGAGGTCGGAGCCGACGGCGAACTGCTGGTCGAGTGGAAGTGCAAGAAGCTACGCCAAGGCCAGATGGCCGACGTGCAGCTCTGGTTCTACGGGAAGTACCAGCGGTTCGAGGATGCCGCCGCTGCCGCCGAGATCCCCGAGTTCGCGGCCCACGCCCCGAAGGCCCAGGACTGGAGCAAGTTCTGATGGCACGCGGGAAGAAAAAGACCGGGAACCAAGCCGACCCGAAGGGCGAGATGCGTCGCCGCTGGGGGGCTCTGTGGGAAAGCGGGGCGTTCTGCCGGATCGGAGCCCAGGGGCTTCGGATGGCCCTCTGGGCGTTCTACAGGGGCGACTTCGCGACGTGCGAGGTTCGGGTCAGCGTCCGTGAGATCGCCCGGCAAATGGGCGTAGGAACATCCTCGGTGCATCGGGGGCTGAATGAGCTTCTTGCCGAGGGCATTTTGGTGCTCGTCCGGGGCGGCGGGCAGGGTCGGCGGTCGGTTTACATGGTCGCCAACTGCGCCCCCGTTGGGAACAGCACTGTTCCAACCGTTGGGACGAACTGTTCCAACCGTCGGCAACAACTGTTCCCACCTTTGGGACGAACTGTTCCCACCTCTGGGACGAACTGCGCCCCCGTTGGGAACAAACTGCGCCCCCATGTGGAACCATTGACAGTCTTATCCATTGGTAATCCAAGTATTACCAATGGATATATCAATGCGGATGCGGCGGGGGCCGGTGCAA